GTCGTCACCCTTGCGGACGTAGGCGTTGAAGGCACTCTTGTGGGCGAGTTCGATGGACGAGCGCGGGACGCCGCCGCCGATGGCAGGACGGGCGGCCTTCAGCTGGAGGTCGTCCAGCGCGCGCTCGATGCGGGCGAGTTTGTCGGTGGTGACGACGTCAGCGGAAAGCTTGGCGTCGAGTTGGTCGAGGCGGTCGTCGTTGGTGGCCTTGAAGGCTTCAAAGGCGCGCATGACGCCTTCGACGGCAGCGGCCTCTTCGGACTTGGTGGCGAGGATCGGGGTATCGAGCATGTAAATGTCCTTATCGTCGGGGGTCAGGTGTTGGAGCGGATGGCGAAGGTCAAAGCCGCGAGACGGCGGGTCGGCGTCGTCAGCGGCAGGGAGTGCACGCGCGGGGCAGTCTTCACCGACGTGACGCGCGCACCTGGCAGCATCGGGAAGGTCACGATCGAGATCTCCCACAGGTCGACCTCGGTCAGAATGCGGGGCGCGGACTTCGAGGAACGGGAGCCCCTGGACGCGCGAAAGCCGATCGAGAGGCCGTCGATGGCACCCGATTTGAGCAGCGCGAGGATATCGCGGGCCCGCGTGTTGGCGGTGGTGAGGACCCCTTCGGCATAGAGCCCGCGGGCGTCCTCTCTAAGGGTGGTCCAGACGCCGATGGGTTCGGACGCGCGGTGCTGGTAAAGAAGCTTGATCCCGCGCGGGCCACGCTTTGCGAGTGATGCCGCGAAGACTCCGGGCGCGATGATGTCGTTGCCCATGTCGGCAACGTTGAAGAGGCTGGCGTAGCCCGAGAACGATCCGTCGGCGTGGATGAGGGTGGCGTCGAGGGGGATGAAGTCCGTGTTCGAGCCGGAAACGGAGGCGAGCTTGGCGCGCACTTTTGCAGCGCCACCGGCATGAGCCGGAGGAGTGGAGAGGGAGGCCATGTGTGGGGACTTTCGCTAGGTGGGACCGCTATTTGCGTGGCCGGTCAAGCGGCCGCCGCCGGTTTGGCCGGCCGGCTGCCTGACGCCTCATGCGCGGGTGACGAGGGCACGACGGTGTTGCGCCAGAAGATGCGGTTGGCTTCCTGGTAGTTGGAGAACGTGTCCATGCGGAGCATGGCTACCCGGGAAGACCGCCCGGGATCGCGAGCAGCGCCATAGCACAGCGATGCTTCGCATCGACGGCGGCATCCCGAGCGCCAGCGCGATCTCGCGGGCGGCGGTCTAACGAAACTGCGGATCAAGCTCAACGCCGTCAGCCCATACCGACATAGACTGGCTGGCATGGACTATGATTTCATCTTCAAGGTATTCGATTTCTATCGGCACATTCACTACGGAGCCGCCGACATGGATCTCTACTGTCTTGTCCGGTTCCACTGGGAAAAGATGCACCCAAGGTTCAAGAACAACCGTGATTGTGTTCGCGCTGGAATTCTTTACAAGCATTACCGCCTTCGTCATTTTGATAGCTCCAGGAATTTTTTCAAGAATTCGATACGCGCTGCTGCTGCCTCATTGCCCGGATTTCTTGCAAGTTCGTTGGCGTAAAACTGCCGCCAAGATTCGGCTAAGTCTTTTGTGAACCCCTGGGCTTGCCACTCTTGAACCTTCGCACCATCCAGAGCCTGCTTCAACGCTTCAGTCTCCTTGGCTTGGCGACCCCAAACCTGCCCGAGGTCGTTTTGCACACCGCCGGGCATCGATGGTGGGGGATCAAGCTTGGGAGGCTTGGCCGGTGGAGCTGGAGGCTTCGCCCTCGGCAACGGTTTCCTAAGCAGAAGCCGAAGAAGCCGGGGAGAGGCCATTGCCGGTGTCCACTGCCCGCCTTCCGGGGTGCCGGCGGGAACACGCGGCTGGGCAGGATTGAACTTGTCAAAAGGGCGGGCGGGCTGCTACCCAACCTCCGTGCTGCTGTTGGTATCTTCCCCGATTGGTTCGACGGGACTGCCCCTTGGACCGTAGCCGGCGGCGGCGCGCTTCTCGTCGTCGGTGAGGAAGGTCGCCTTCTCGAGGCGGGTCCAGAGCGCCTCGCGCTCGGGTGAAAGGGCTTCGATCTGGTCGAGGTCGGGAACCAGGGTGATGGGACCGCCGGGGTAGGCGTCGCCGAGCCAGTCCGACAGATTGGCGAGCGAGCGCGTGATGAGCGGCACGACGGTGTTGCGCCAGAACGTGCGGTTGGCTTCCTGGTAGTTGGAGAACGTGTTGTCGCCGGGGATCGCGAGCAGCATGGGAGGGACGCCGAGGGCGAGCGCGATCTCGCGGGCGGCGGCGTGCTTGGCCTCGATGAAGTCCATATCCTTGGGCGTCATCGAGAGCGGCTTCCAGTCGAGCCCGCCTTCGAGCAACAAGGGACGTCCGGCGTTTTTCGCGCCCTGGAAACCTTCCTGCAGCTCGTTCTTCAGTCGATCGAATTGTTCGGGCGTGAGGCGCCCTTCGCGGGCGGCATAGACCAGGGCGCCGGAGGGGCGAGCCGCGTTATCGAGCAGCGCCTTGTTCCACTTGGACGCCTGGTTATGAATGTCGATGGCAACACTGGCGGCCTCGATCGGGCTCATGCCGTAGTGGTCGTCGATGGGGTTGAACAGCCGCATGTGCAGGATCGGACGCACCCCGGGCAGCACGTCGTCGGAGAAGGTAACCGCACCGCCGAGCGCGGTGTATGTGTAGCCCGATGGCCAGCCCTGGTCGCCGGGGATGATAGTGATGCGGTCGGGGCGCAGCGGGTAGAGCTCGCGGACCTCGCCGTTGATGGCGACGGCTTCGACGTAGGTGTTGCCGGCAACCAGCAGATAGCCGAGGAAGCTCTCGAAGAAATCGGCGCCGGTGGTGTGCGGGCTCGGCGATTTGAGGAGCGCAAGGAGCGGGTGATCCTCGACCTCGACCCCGCCCTGGTAAGCGCAGATCGGGATCGACGCCCCGGCCTCCGAAATCATCCGCACGCAGCGGTAGACGATCGCGTTCTGCATGAAGCCTTCACGCGCGAAGGCCGCATAATCGCGCGGGCTCCAGACCGGCCCCCCGAGCGATTGGAAGGCGATGAGCGGCCCGGTGCGGGAGGCTTTTTCCTCGGGCACAAAGCGCGAGACGAGGCGCGCGAAGGCGTCCGTGATAATGGGCATGAGTTGAGTTCCTATTTAGCTCACGCGCCGCACCCGGCGCTGACGCGTCCCGGCACTACGCATGTGCGCGGCACCGGCCGCGGGTCGCTATGCTCCCCGGCTCCTTGGGAACCGAAGCGCGAGTGTTCATCAATTTGCACTTCAAATCGGGGTCCAGGGGACCAGTCCCCTGGACTTCACTTATGCCACCCCAACCCTAACCCTCTCGGCAGGCGGAGTGGGCATTAGAGGCTCCGGATCGTCGGGTTACGCCCCGTTCCCAGGAGGAGCGAGGTGAGCGCCCAGACGAGAGCGTCGAGGCGGTCGGGGGAGCGGCCGGAGGTCAAACCATCCGCGCCGAAGTCGCACATCTGGTCTTCGAGCTTGTCGAACGGACCGACGTGGGACACGCGGCCTTCGGCGTAAAGCGCGGCGACAGGTTCGGCCCGCAGCCACTTGCCACGCGTGGCACGGACCTTCTGGACCGCGACCGCCGGGTCGATCTGGCGCAACACCGAGACGACGAGATCGCCGCCCTGGTTGACCTCGGCAACGATGCGGTCGGCGGCGAAATCCTGGTAGGCGGCGATGGCAGCCCGCGCCCAGATGTGGGGTTCACGGCCTTGGACGGTGCGGTCCGAGAGAATGTAGGCGCGGTTGTCGGGGCCGATGCCGGCAACCATGATGCCACAGGCGTCGGACGAGGCGGTGGCTGTGACCGGCGGGTCGACCGCAACCACGATCGATTTCATGTCAGGCGCCGACGCGAGGCGGTTGGCGTCGATCCATTCGCGCCGCCACAGACTGCCCGAACGGGTATCGACCATCTCGCCGTCAAGCTCCTGGCGTCCCATGAGGGTGCCCGAATATCGGCGCTCCATTTCCGACAGGAAGGTGGGCGCGAGGTTCTCGGCATTATCGGCGGTGCGCGAACGGGTGACGACGGTGGAGGTGTCCTCGAGCAGCTTCTTCAACAGCGGGATCGAACGCGGCGTGGTGGTCGCAACCATCTGAGGCGCGAGCCCCAGACGCAACGCCATCTGCAGCATGTCGAACCCGCGCTCGGGAACGCGCCACTTGGCAACCTCGTCGATCCAGGCGCAGTCGAACTGCGGCCCACGCAAGCTTTCCGGGTTGTCCCCGCCGAACATCTGGGCGATGGCACCGTTGGGCCAGGTGAGCTGCATCTTGGACGGCTCAAACAGCGGCCGCTCGGCCTCCGCGTGAACCGAAAGGAGACCCGAAACACCCTCGATCATGACGTGGCGGACATCGCCCAGCGTTTCACCCACAAGCGCGATGCGGCGGGCGGAACGTGAGGCCAAAGGCGCAAGTCCGAGAGCCTGCGCACGCACCCATTCCGCGCCGGCCCGCGTCTTACCCGAACCGCGCCCACCAAGCACAAGCCACACCCGCCAAGGATCGCCGTTCGGTAACGCAGGAGGCGGAAGCTGATCGTCGCGCGCCCAAAGATGCCACTCGAAGAGTAGGTCCTTGATGGCCTGCGCATCAAGCTCCGCCAGATCCTGCAGCAGCATTCCGCTTCGCAATGATGCGTTCAAGTCGTTCAGCAATTTCGCGCCGGCGTTGCTCCGTGCCGGGGGCAGCGTCGGTGTTGGGGGCTGAGGCGCAGGAGGCGTGAGCGGCGCCGGGGGTAGCGTCAGTTGCGGAGCCGGTGGCGCAAGCAGAGCCTGCGACGGCGTTGGGGCCAAGTCCGGCAACGGAAGCGGATTTGAGGAGGTCAGGATCGTACTCCGTTACGC